CCGGCTACGACGACCAGGAGCTCGCGGCGTTGCTGTTGTCGCTCGACGAGTTGGACGGGACGGCCTGGGATCTAGACGAGCTTGAGCGTCTGCTCCAGTCGCCGGGCGATACGGGACGGGACACCGAGCCGACAGAGCTGCCGGCCGAGCCGGTGTCTCGACCTGGCGACATCTGGAGGCTCGGCGACCATCGGCTCCTGTGCGGCGACGCCACCGTCCTAGGCCACGTCGAGACGTTGGCGGACGGGGCTCGTGTGGCCGCTGTGTGGACGGATCCGCCCTACGGCGTCGAGTACCACGGTAAGACGAAGGAGGCGCTGACGTTCGCTAACGACGCCGCGCAGGGGCTCCGCGGCCTGCTGGCGGGGGCGTTCGCGGCGTCGGATGCGGTGATGGCGCCGGGCGCCCGGTTCTATGTCGCGGCCCCGCCGGGGCCGCGAGGCACGGACTTCCGGCTAGCGCTCGACGAGGCTGGCTGGGTGTTCCACCAGGCGCTGGTGTGGGTCAAGGACGTGTTCGTGCTTGGCCACTCGGACTATCACTATCGACACGAGGACGTTCTCTACGGTTGGAAGCCCGGCCCGGGCAGAGTTGGCCGTGGCCGTCATGCCGGGTCGCGCTGGTACGGCAACAACTCGCAGGACTCGGTGTTCGAGGTAGGGCGGCCGAGGCGTAGCACCGAGCACCCGACGATGAAGCCGGTCGAGTTGGTCGCGGCGCAGGCTGGCGAATTCGACTAGGCGAGGCGATGTTGTCTATGACCCGTTCAGCGGGTCGGGGTCGACGTTGATCGCGTGCGAGAACCTCGCGAGGCGTTGTTACGCGGTTGAGCTTGACCCGCGTTACTGCGACGTTGTGGTTGACCGGTGGCAACGCCACTCGGGCCTGGTCGCCGAGCGCGAGGAGACTGCTGTTGCGGTGTAACGCCGAAACCCGTCGTGGTGGCCAGTGCCGCAACGAGGCGCTCGTCGGCGGTGACCGGTGTTACGCGCACCGGCGGCTGGTGGACGAGCAGGCGCTCGCCCAGTTGGTGGGGATGCTGCGGGCCGGCAACTATCTTGACGTTGCCGCGAAGGCGGCCGGGGTGCCGGTGGACGAGCTGCCGGCCGAGCTTGTCGAGCGCCTGGAAGTGGCAAGAGCGGAGGGCGAGGCGAGGGGGATCGCGACGATCGCGCAGGCGGCTCGCTCGACGTGGCAGGCGGCCGCGTGGCTGCTCGAGCGGCAATACCCCGAGCGGTGGGGCCGACCGGCGCAACGAGCGGACGAGAAGCCGCCGGCGCCCGTGGCCGGCACCGATTCGTTGGATGAGCTTGCCGGCCGGCGCGTGCAGCGGAGAGCCGGCCGGTGAGCGTCGCCGAGACGGTGATGCCGCGGATCCTGTGTTCCCCCGGCTACGGATCCTCGGCAGGCCGAGAAGCGGTCGAGCTCGCGGCGCTCGGCGGCCTCATCCTCGACCCGTGGGAGGCGCTAGTGCTCGAGCACGCGCTCGGCGAAGGCCCAGACGGCCGGTGGGCCGCCGCCGAGGTCGGTCTGTGCGTGCCACGCCAAAACGGCAAGAACGCGGTGCTCGAAGCGCGCGAGCTCGCCGGGCTGTTCCTGCTGGAGGAGCATCTGATCATCCACTCGGCGCAGCAGTTCAAGACTTCGAAGGAGCACTTTCTGCGGCTGCTGGGGCTGATCGAGGCGACACCCGAACTGGACCGCCGGGTGCGGAAGGTGATCCGCACCCACGGCGAGGAGGGGATCGAGCTGCGGAACGGGCAGCGGATCCTGTTCTTCGCGCGGACGAAGTCGGCCGGCCGCGGGTTCACGGCGCCGTGCGTGGTGTTCGACGAGGCGATGTTCCTCGCCGAGTCGAGCATGGCGGCGCTGCTGCCGACGATGGCGGCGATGCCGAACCGGCAGCGCTGGTACGCCGGCTCCGCTGTTGACCAGATGGTGCACGCGGACGGCATCGTCTTCGCGAGGGTGCGGGAGCGCGCGTTGGCCGGCACCGACCCGCGGCTCGCCTACTTCGAGTGGTCACACGACGCCGACCGGCCGGGCCTGATCGACGAGGCGACCGCCGCCGACGACCGGGTGTGGGCGGCCGCGAATCCCGGCTACGGGATCAGGATCGACCGGGAGGCGGTCGAGGACGAGCTGCGGTCGCTCGACCCGCGCACGTTCGCGGTCGAGCGGCTCGGCGTCGGTGATTGGCCGGACACGAGCCTGCAGTCGGCGATGGTCATCTCGCTCGACCGGTGGGCCAGCCTCGTCGACGAGACAAGCCACCCCGACGACCCTGTCTGTTTCGCGTTCGACGTTGCGCCGGACCGGTCGACCGCGGCGATCGCTGCCGCCGGCTACCGGCCAGACGGGCTGTTCCACCTCGAGGTGGTGTACTACCGGCGCGGCACCGGCTGGGTCGTTCCCGAGCTTGTGACGCTTCGCGAGCGGTGGAACCCGGCGGCGATCATGTACGACGCGACCGGCCCGGCCGGCGCTCTGGCGCCCCGCTGCGACGAGGCCCGCGTCCCGGTCGACGAGGTCACTGCGTCCGAGCACGCCAAGGCGTGCGGGCTGCTTGTCGACGCGGTCGACGAGGGGACGCTCCGGCATCTGGGGTCGCAGGAGATGGTGGGGGCGTTGAAGGGCGCGACACGCCGGCCGCTCGGCGACGCGTGGGCGTGGTCGCGGAAGAACTCGAGCATCGACATCTGCCCGCTGGTCGCGTCGACGCTGGCGTTGTGGGGGGCGGCGACACAGCAGCCGCCAAGACCGAGAGTGTTCTAGCGCGGTGGCGGCACCGGCCGGCGGTGGCGGTCTACTGAGGCGGGCGCATGGACTTACGGATCTCGCGGCGTCGTGCCCTCTGTCGCTCTTTGCCGCGCGCAACCGCCTCGTCGAATGTCGCGATCCCCCAGGCCATGAGTGAGAGGGCAACGACGCAGACGCCGAGCAGGATCAGAAGCACCACGGTCTGATCATCGGCTTCGGGCGCGTGGGCGCAATCCCCCGATTTGGCTAACCGCCGCTTCTCCACCTAACCTATCGGGATAGTGGGTTGGCTCTCCCGTCGTTCGATCCGTCCGCCGGACATGATCCCGAACGAGAACGACCCGGCGAGCGTGCCCCCGGCGACGGTCGGGCCGCCGGCCGCGACGCCGGGGGACCCGCACGGTGTGGTGCTGACGGGGGCCGACCCGCCCGACTGGCGGCCGCCGACGATCGTCCCGTCGGCGTGGTCGGGGTGGCCGTCCGACTGGTTCACGCCGTACTGGGCGTCGGGGGCGATGCCGAGCACGCTGACCGACACCGCCTGGATGTGCGTCGACTTCAACGCGCAGGCGCTGGCGACGATGCCGCCGTATCTGAAAGACGGCGCCCAGTCGTTGCAGGCCGATTGGCTGAACAACCCCGACCCCGACGTCTACACGTCGTGGGAGGAGTTCGCGCACCAGCTGTTCTGGGACTACCAGCTCGGCGAGGCGTTCGTGCTTTGCACGGCCCGCTACTCGACCGGCTGGCCGGCGCGGTTCCATGTCGTGCCGCCGTGGATGGTGTCGATCGACATGGAGTACGGGTTGCGGGTCTACTCGATCGGCGGCGAGGACGTGACCGGCGACATGCTGCACGTCCGGTACCAGTCGCAGGTCGGATACGCGCACGGGCAGGGGCCATTGGAGGCGGGCCACTACCGGATGGTCGCCGCCCAGATGCTGATCCAGTACGCGTCGCAGCTGGCGGCCGGCGGCGGCATCCCGTCGGGTGTGCTGCAGCACCCGGCCGAGCTGTCACCGCCCCAGGCTATGCAACTGAAGGCCGACTGGGTGGCCGCCAGGGCGTCGTCGATCGGCGAGCCGGCGGTGCTGTCGGGCGGCATCACGTGGAACCCGACGCAGATCAACCCGCACGACATGGCGCTGACCGACCTCCTCGACAAGCAGGAGGGCCGGATCGCCCACCTGCTGGGTGTCCCGTCGGAGCTCGTCGGGATCCCCACCTCCACCGACGCCATGACTTACAAGAACGTGACGATGTGGTTCGACATGCACTGGCGCACCGGGCTGCGGCCGAAGGCGCAGAAGGTGATGGCGGCCCTGTCTGGGTGGGCGCT